TATCAGAGCCGCCAGTATGAAAAAGTGCTTGATGCAGACACAGGAGAAAGAGAACAGCGCACAGCTTACGAGGTATCAGTACGGCTGATTAGAAGAAAGGAAGAGGCAGAAAATGAGTGTTGAACATATCGGCAAGGGCTATGTAAAAATCTGCGTGAGTGAGGAAGAGTTAGAGAACAGCATAGCTGGGCTTAGCCAGTTAAAACCTATTTTGCAAACGCAAGCAATGAAAGGGAACGGAAGAAACACAAAGCAGGGGCTTATTGACGCAGCAGAGCTGGGGAAACATTTTGATACAGCGATAGATGCAATGACTATGCTTTTGGCTGGGTTTAAGGAAGAAAGCGAGGCACAGAATGAAGAGTAAAACAATTTTAGGAGCAGACGGCGCAACAAAAATGCGGCAGATTACAGTAGGGATACACGGAAAGGGCGGCGAGGCAGGCATAAAGGCAATACAGCAGCTTGCAGGCATGGTGGACAGCTTAAAGCAGTGCCAGACACCACAGGAAGTATACGACAGATATTTACAGATTACGGGGTACTGTAAATGCTGCGTTGATTGTAATTTTATAGACCAAAAGGGAGCAGACGAGCTGATGTGCTTAGCAGCATATCTGGCAGGAAATGAACAGGCACGGGCAGAGGCACAACAGAAAGCGGGTAAAAAGGCATGAGAAAGGTTTATATATGCAGCCCATACAGGGCGAAAGACGGCGCAGAGCTGGACAGAAGCATAGATTATGCGCAGCAGCTGACACGGCAGGCATTAGAGGCAGGCTTAGCACCCATTACGCCGCATTTATATATGACGCAGTGCATGGACGATAAAAAGCCGGAAGAGCGGGCAAGGGGCATGGCTGCTGGGCTTGCGCTGCTGAAAGGCTGCGATTTTGTTATTGCGGGCGTGAAATACGGCATAACAGAGGGAATGGACAGAGAAATACATACAGCAAATACGCTGGGAATTGCGGTTATAGATGCGAGCCAGATTAAAGCATATATGCGATATGAGGAAAAGCGGCAGGAGCGGGCAGCGAGCGACTACGCAAAGCTGCATGAGTGCAAGCATTGTTACGAGCGTAGATTATGTAGCCTTATGGGGTATGAGAACTGCTGTACCGCCAACACTTGCGCAGCTGCATATAGACGGGCTTATGAGTATGCCTTAAGCCGCATAAGAGAGCGGCAGGAAACNATGGCGCAAAGTCAAGAAATTTAACGGGCAGGCAGCCCATTTTAACACTTGATAAAAGTATTAACGAACCGACAGAGAGGTAGATATATGCCATACGTAGAGAGGGTAACAAAAGCGGGAAATACGATAGAGATAGAGAGGTACTTTACCAGCAGGTACAAAAAGAAAGGTATCAGCAGAGGGGATAAAGTAAAGCCAACAAAAGAAGAGCAGGAGAAAGTAAACACCAGACAGGCAGAGAGAAAGTTAAGGATACTCATAAATGCAAACTATGGCTATGGGGACTACCATTTAGTGCTTGACTATATCCGCAGGAAAGGAGAGCCGGACAGAACGCCGGAGCAGATGCGGCAGGACATAGACGTATTTTTGAGGGAGTGCAGAAAGGAGTACAGAAAAGCAGGGTTAGAGTTCAAATACATACACGTTATGGAGATAGGCAAGAAAGGTGCGAGGCATCACCACCTTGTAGTAAATAAAATTGACACAGAGATTTTACAGCGCTGCTGGTATAAGGCATACGAGGGGCATAACAGAGTAAAGGTATTCCCTCTGGACGACAGCGGTAACTATGCAGAACTGGCAAGCTATTTAATCAAGTACACAGGAACTCACAAAAAGGGTACTGACGGAGCATTACAGGGCAAGCGCTGGAATTGCAGCAAGAATTTAGTAAGACCAGAACCAGAGTACCACATAATTTCAGACCGTGAGTATTTCAAGAAAGAGCCAAAAGCAATAAAGGGCTATTACGTGGACAAGAACAGCGTAAGCATGGGCGTACACAGTCCAGAGTATTACGGCTATGGGTATTTAAGATACACCTTAGTAAAAATAACAGATAAGGGGGGCTGAAATGCAGATAATCAAGGGCATTGCCATTGCAGCAGTGTTGATAATAGCCGGACTGCTGGCGCTGATTGTGGCAGCATATCTGGTATTTAGAATTGCGGCGGCTATTTTTGAGCAGCAGGAGAGCTGGAAAGACAGCGGCAGCAGAAAGGGCAGAAAACATGATAGAAAAAAATTAAATACTGGTTATTCCAGAAAGGCAAGGACTGTAAGCGCTGCTGCCTGCGGTGCAGACATTACGATATATGCCGCTGGGACGTACTGGGAAATGTGGGACTACAAAGCGAGAAAACAATAACGCTTTTGGCGATAGAGAACAGCAAGCCGCATAAGGACGGGCTGCTTTTCAGAATTTGCCAGTATGTAGAATTTAAGCAGAAAGCGAGGCGAGAAAATGAGAAACTTTAGACTGGACGACGAAAGCGGGCATCAAGAGGCATTATTTAGCTGGGCTGCATACAGAACAGGGCTTATGCCGGAACTGCAATATATGTATCACGTGCCAAACGGCGGCAAACGTGATAAAGCAACAGCAGCGGTGCTTAAGAGGCAGGGCGTAAAGGCTGGCGTGCCGGATATTATGCTACCAGCTGCAAGGGCTGGGTATCATGGGCTTTACATAGAGCTTAAGGCAGGCGAGAACACGACGACCAAGAAACAGAAAGAGTGGTTAGAGTATCTGCGGCAGCAGGGCTATTATACCGCCGTCTGCTACGGCTGGCAGCCAGCAGCGCAGCTGATAGAGCAGTATTTATTACATTCAGACGAGCTTATAAAAGAGCAGGAAACAGTAACCATGCGTTAGAGGCGACGCAGGAAAGAGAGGCAAAGAATGAAAACAATAAGCATTTTGAACTTAAAGGGCGGCGTAGCCAAGACCTTTACAGCGGCAAACATGGCGTATGAGCTTTACAGGCGAGGTTATAAGGTGCTGCTGATTGACAACGATAAGCAGGGAAACTTAAGCAAGGCGTACAGCAGATATGATGCAGAGAACGTAGCACCAGCCACAAGGCTACTGGCTGGGGATTGGGAAAACGCAGACGAGCTGATACAGCATACAGAGTATGAGGGTATCGACATTGTAACGGCGAATATGTCACTATTTGGGGCTACATGGAATTTGACCAAAGAGGACAGCGAAAACCAGATAGAGAGATACAAAGCGCTGGTAACAGCGAAAGTGCTGGGGTTCGGGTATGCAAAATTTGACTACATAGAAACAGAGCGGGCGTATGATTACTGCATCATTGATAACCCGCCGGATATTGGGCTTAATGTTGTAAATGCGCTGGCAATCACGGACGAGGTAATAGTACCCGTAAAGGTGGACGAGGACGCTTTAGAGGGGCTGGACATTGTGACAGAGCAGATAGAGGACGCAAAGGCATTTAACCCAGCATTAAAGCTGGCAGGCGTACTGATTACGTCATACCAGAACACAGACGGCGAGGCAGCAGGCGTAGAGTGGCTGGAACAAAAGACAGATTTTAATATTTTGGGTATTATTCGGTATTCCAAGAAAGTAGCAGAAAATACTTTCATGCGTAAGCCGATTTATGAGTATAGCCCATGCTGCGGAGCGGCGCAGGGGTACAAGAAATTTGTAACAGCGTATACAGGGAAAGCGAGGTAGCAAGCGTGGCACATAAAGAGAGATTATGCGTTTACTGGCATTGCCGCAGGACTGGCGGTACGGAGTGCTGGAACTGGGGCAGTAAATTTGCAGGGAAGAAATGCCCGCAAAGCGACGCTTGCGAGCATTGGAGAACGTGCGAAATGTGTAACGGAGTAATGGGACAGTGCAAGAAAAAACAAAGGATTGTGAAAGCGAGGTAGAGAATATGGCAAAGTTTGGCATTAACGACATTCTGAACGCAAAGACGAAAGCAGCAGGGCAGCAGGCACAGACAGAGGGATACAAAGAGATTTATTTAAGCCCTTACGAGGTAAAGGCAGCGCAGGAGAATACGCACCAGAAATTAGAGAACATAGAAGAGCTGGCAGACAGCTTTTTACACGTAGGACAGGAACAGCCTACAGTATTGGCGAGAGTAAACGGGGAATACCGTATAATCGACGGACACAGACGTAATGCGGCAAATATTTTGAACTTAGAGCGGGGGCATAAGGAGTATGAGAAAGTGCTTTACCGCTTTATGGATATGAGCGAGGCAATGTATGAGCTGCGCTTATTGGCTGGCAACGGATTTACGCAGGAGCTTACAGCCTATGAAAAAACCAGATTAGTAGAGCGTACAAAAGCGGCGCTTATCAGAGCCAAGGAAGAGGACGGCTTAGAGATACAAGGCAAAATGCGTGATTTAGTGGCGGCTATGATAAACGAAAGCAGCACAAACGTAGCCAGGATGGACGCAATCAACAACAACGCAACGCCGGAGATTAAAGAGCAGCTGAAAGAGGGCAATTTAGGTATCACTGCTGCATACGAGGCAGCAAAGCTGGACGAGGACGAGCAGAAAGAAATAGCGGAAAAAGCAGCAGCGGGCAAAAATGTGAGGGCAAAGGAAATAGCGGAAAAGGTAGCAGAGAAAAAGGCAGGGGACGATTACGAAACACCGCACCCAGAAAGCATAACGTCTTTGTGCTATTCCTGCCAGAAATACAAGGACTGCAACGTAAAAACGGGAACGTGCCAGAAATGCGACCAGTACATAAACAAGGCAGAGGCTGAAAAGACGGACGAACAGCGGTACAACGAAGAGCAGGACGCTATAGACCGCCAGACAAAGAAGAAATTGCAGGAGCGGGCAGACGCAGAAAAAATGGAGCATCTGCCAAGCGAGGGAAACACAGAGCATAAGCAGCATGAGATAAAAATAGTGGCATCTTATTACGAGGACGTAGTAAGCGGGAAAAAAGGCTTTGAGCTACGGAAGAATGACAGAGGCTATAAACAGGGCGACAGCCTTAAAATGCTGGAATTTAAGGACGGTAAGCATACAGGGCGCACGATTGATGCAGATATTATTTATATGCTGGAAGATTATACAGGGCTTACAGAGGGCTACTGTATTCTGGGTATCAGAGTAACAGACTATACAGGTAAGGTGTCCGAAACGGACACGGAAAGCGGGGCAGAACATGAATAGACGGCAGCGGAAAAAGAAGAAAGCACAGGTATTTACAATTATTCTGGGCTGTACGGCGTTTTGCAAGGCAGAGCAATACGAGAAGATGCGGAAAAGCGTAGAATATCAGTTACGAACAGGCAGCGTGGTTATGCTGCCTGCATACTTGCACGTAGAGGCAATCATAAAACAGCGAGGCGGCAGAAATATTGAGATTAAGCAGGAAAACGGGGTAGTAAATGTTTGAGTATATGGACGGCATAGTAAATGCAGTGGAAGAATTTGGACAGGCAGCAGTAGACATAGCGGTATATATGCTGATATGTGTAGCAAAACTGGCGTTGATAATAACAGCGCCAGTATGGCTACTGCCGTATAAAATGTGGAGAAAGGGGCGCAAGGAATGAAATACAGACAGTGGAAAAAGAACTACAAGAAAAAGCACGGAGTAAACCCGCCGTTAGAGCTGGACAAGCGAAAACAGCGCAGGCTTGCAAGAAAAATGGCAAGACAGATAAATAAAACATTGCCAACAGCAGCAGAAACATTGACGGCAGCTATTAACAGCTGGGTGCAGAGTATAAAGCCAGCACTGGCGACATTATGCGAGAACGTAGCAGCGGCGTTTAGCAATATGGCAGCGGGATTGAGAGAAGAAAGCGAGGCGGTAGAAAATGACTAATATTTTACTGGGAATTATAGCACTGGAATTGCTGGCTATATTTTCAAAGCTGGACAAACTGGAAGAGAGGGACAGAGAGAATGAATAACGTATCACTTACAGGGCGGCTTACAAGAGAGCCAGAGCTTAGATATGGCGGTCAGGACAATAGCACAGCTATTACCCGCTTTACGCTTGCGGTAGACGACGGGAAAGACACAGATTTTATAAATATTAAGTGTTTCGGACGTACTGCGGAATGGGCGCAGAAATGGTTAAGCAAAGGCAGTAGGGCAGAGGTTACTGGCAAGATTAAAACAGGCAGCTACGAGAGCCAGCGCACGGGCAGTAAGGTATATTACACAGAGGTTGTGGCAAATAGCGTAGGCTTTGGAGAGAGCAAAGCAGAGGCAGAGGCGAGAGGGCAGCAGCTGCCGGAGAGTGACGGGTTTATGAATATCCCAGAGGGAGCAGACGAAGAGC